TACGTTGTGGGCGATTATGGCCGCAGTATGAGCTGCGGTCTTGACAGCAGCTGTGCCAGCAGAAGTTGAGAAAAACAGCATCACTGGACCTAGGGCCGTCATGGTCCCCAGCAGAGGTTCCAGAGGTGTTAGAAGAGAGCCGGCAGCCAGGGAGATTTCCTGAAACTTCTGTTTGACCTTATCCATGATGCTAGCTTCTTCCCCGGCGACATCTGCATATTCTTGAGTAATACCAGAGGCCTCGCTCATTTGGTCCTTATATTCGCTAACCGCCTCCGAGCTTAATCCTAACTCTTCCGCAAGAGTCGTACCATTTTCAGCTGCTTTAGCTACAGCTTCACTTAACAGTTGAGTAGCTGCTCTACCGGTAATACCTCTAGCTTCTAATCCTGCCAATGCAACCATTGCATCTTCCATACTGATCCCAGCAGTCTGCATTTCAGGAGCCAGTCGTTGAACTACTGCTGCAAAATCAGAAAGGTCAACCGTGGTGTTCTTGGCCAGCCAGGTGAACTTATCCAGGTCTTCAGCTGACTTGGGCAACTCCATACCAAAAGCCCGGAAGACAGGTATCAGTTGGGCACCAACAGTCTCTGCACTTGAACCTGTAGCATCCGCCAGGGCGTCAAAGGCATTGGCGCTGGCTTTCATATCTTCAGTATTTTTGACACCGGCCCGGGCAAGCAAGTCAAATGTTTTCGTAACACTATCCAATGGAAAGGTTACATTTGTAACCGAAAGGGCAAGATCCCGCATTTCCTTGGTGCTTACTCCTACTGTCAAGGCGGTTTGCCCTAACTGAGCATTCAGTTCTCGGGCAGTGCTCACCATTTTTAAACCAGCAGCTCCCAAAGCGGTCATGGCGGTCCCACCTATTTTAAATCCGTTCTGGAGCTTTTCCATGGAAGATTTGATGTTTTCATCCATGTTCTTCATAGCATTATCAAAATCAGCTTTATCGATGCCCATTTTTAAAATGGCATCACCAATAGAAATACTCATTGCTTTATCACCTTCATGCGGGTCCCGAGCTGAGCGAATAGCTCAGTATCAGATATATAATGGTCAACAGGCTTAGCGGTCCTGGTCCTACTTGTAGCTTCGGAAATAGCCTCGCTCTCCCTCTTTTTTCGTTGAATCATTTTCTCGATCATGAGGTTGAGCAGTTCATCCGTCCAGTTATTGACGATATAGTCCGGGGACAGGTGCCACTCGGCCAGGAAAAACTCAAAGGCTTCGCCTATTGTGACAGCTTCGTCATGGCTCCGACCATGCTGCGAGCTAAAGGGAAAGCCACCTCAACAATCTGCTCGAAGGCGGCAGCGATCTCAGCATCGGTTGCTATTGATTCTACCTCATCTCTGTTCAGGTCTTTAGCATAATCAAACACCAGGTCCACAACCTGGTCCGGCATGGATACCAACATGGCATCTAAAGCCTCTTTGAATTTATCTGGAGTATCGGTAGTTATTCCGGTGTATTTCGGCAACATCCCGAGCGTTTTAGCTAGCTTCTCACGCCATTTCCGGGAGTCCCGGATAACCAGGGGTTTGACATCATATTCTTGGTCTCCCAGGGTTAGCTTAAGAGGAGACTGAACAATCTTCTGCTCTTCTGTTCTTCCAGTCATACAAATTCTCCTTATACCGCGGCATCGACTATAGTGCCAAATTCGCCATCATCATTAACCAAAGCTTTAAAGGTGACCGGGACAACTGAGATTTCATTTTTCTTATAAGGGATGCCAACTTCACCCACCGGATTGCAATTAGTCAGAGTGATAGTACGATCGAATCCTGCCGGATTCTTGCCGATGAGTTTTATCTCAACTTCCTGCAATGCTCCCCCTCCGAGCGTTAATGTGGCTCCCGCCAGCGAACTGCCCGGAATGGCTTTCGACAGGTTCGCGATCGTTCCCTCAGCTAGGTTTAATGTGACCTGTACTTCCTGCTCAGTCAGAATGCGTTTGATTGCTCCTACAACCTCTTCGACCTTGATGTCAGCAAACTCGCTTCTTACTGACATAGTGACGCCATCAGTGGTATAGCCAGCTGGTGTACTATCAATCTGGACCTCTGCCACGCCTACCAGTACATTTGCTTTAGTTCCCATTATTACCTCCTAATTATTTCTCAAGAAATAATTCTAAATTTCCATTTTCACCCTGAAAAATGCTATCACCCGGTGATAACCCGGGTACTCGATATCCTGGATATCCTGGCCCTGGACTTCTTCAATAGCGGAAAGAATGCGATAAGTATCTTCACCAACGGCTACTAGCTGGTTCTCAATTCCCTGCAATGAATCATAAAGTGCCCGATATACGGAGCGTGCCTCAATCGGGTCTCGGCCCCAACAATCAAACTGAAAGCTAGTATCCACGATATCCGGAATATACGGTGTTGAAGTTCCCCCACGAACAAAAAATGCCAGAGCTGGCAAGATCGCCTTTTCTGGAAGCCGGGGACAATAAATTCTGTCTTCCACTAGAGATATTAATGTGGTCACAGGCGGAAGTAATGGCCAACTCTGTCCGAAAAAATAGGCTCTCAAGATAATGTTTACATCCCCGCTCATTTCTGCTCCATGTGTTGCTTGATATTTGGTATAAGCTCACTTTTATGAGTATCTAAGGCGGGTCTAAAATAGGGTTTTGCCGGCATTTTATAAGTACCAGTTTCCAGATACCCACCATAACCGGAAGTGCTGTAGACTGCTGCTTCTAACTTGGTATCATCCACCATTCGCTCTCCGATTTCAGCTTCAGGCCCTTTTTGAACCACACCCATGCCAGATACCTCAGAGGCGATGGACCGCATATTATGCCCAGTCTTATTGGGACTGCCTTCCATGGCATCCGCATGAATCACCACAATGGTATCCCTTAATCCCAGCCTCGCAGCGTCCTCTACCTTCTCTTTTGCCTCGGTAGTCTTCAAATTCAGTTTCAAGGAGACATCGAGTTTCATGGGATTACTCTCCGAAGTGATAATTCTTTATGGTGGTTGCCGCTTCCGCCCTGAAGGGTTGCCACGAACAAGATTTCATAGGTGATTCCATCCACGATTACACGGTCATACTCCGTTACATCTATATTTTCCAGGAAGAGTACCGCCTCCACCGGAATAACCTCGGTATCCCTCTGTACCTGCCTTCCCTTTGGGTAAGAAAGCCGGCACTTCTGATCTACCAGGTAGTCATTCCAGGTCTTAACAGGTTGACCATAATCGTCGCTGACCAATGAAGCCCAGCGCTGGACAGTGCATGTATTAATGAGCAAGTCAGTAAAGGCCATTATTCCGCATCCTCATCAGTAAAATTGAAACTGGCCCAGTCCATAACCGGAGCCTCAGCATCCTGCTGCCGGTAACGTTCAGCTAGCTTGAGCTTGTTGTCTACTGATTTCTTGGAGTAACTGTAATCTCCAATCTTTTCACTATCGATGCTCTCTGATAGCGATGCTGACCAGGCTTCCAATGCCATAGCTGCCGCCAGGTAGATGGAATTATCTGCCATGTCCAAGAAAACCTGGATTTCTTCATCATTGAAATGATATGGCTCAGATTTATCGTTGATCAAAAGGCGTACTTTAGTGATGTCAGACATATCGTGCCTCAGCTCAAGGTGTAATACTTATTTTTCTTGATAATAATTGTCCAGAAGGGTAACTGCTCCTGGTGTCTCTCCAGTTGTTTTCTGATCACCCCAGCAGCTGTAAAAGTAACTTTTAGGTCATCTCCATCCCGGAATTGGAGTATCATATATTCGTTTTGATAGCGGCTTCTGCGACATTCAAAGGCAGTTATTAAAATCTCCTTACTGAGAATGGACTCTAGCTTAACCTTTTTGCCCTCTAGCCCTCCGGTATCTTCTTTTGTGGCTATATCTTTAAAATGAGGTCGCTCATCCATATACCGCCTCTAACAAAGGATGTTGCTGCCGTAATTTCCGATTTAGGCCATAAGAATCTGCGTGCTGAGCATAGCCCTTCCAGCTCATAATTGATGACTTGATGTGATCTGTTGTCGCCTGACTGGATAGTCTTTCAAATCCCTGCAAACGATGGATGAACCGCCAGACATTACGCCGGCGCAACTTCCGGTGATCATGCCAGATCACGTAACCCAAAAAGTCGATGCCCTGGGCAACCGGGAAGATTTCCTGTTTCCGGGGATGAAGCTGAAGCTTGAGAGTTTGCAGAAAGGCATCTACCTGTTTCTTCATATCGTGAAGCTGATCTTTAGATTCCGATAGAATAACAAAATCATCCATATAGCGGACGTATTCTTTAGCCTTGAGGATATGCTTGGCAAAGTAGTCTAGCTCATTCAGGTAGATATTGGCGAACCATTGGCTGGTGAAATTACCCAGGGTCACACCTTTGGTGATATCGCCACAAACCAATATCTTCTTAATCAGAGTGATAACCCGTTCATCCCCAATCTTCTTTCTCAATATCTGGATCAGAATTTCATGGTCTATCGTGTCGAAAAACTTGCGCACATCACATTTAAGGCAGTACAATGGGTTTTCGTGGCGCCGGAGGAAGCCGGTCAACCTGTCCACTGCCAGGTGGGTACCTTTATGTTTCAGACTGGCGTAACTGTCATAGATCAGGATGGGAGTGTAAAGCGGCTCCAGTATGGCCATCAGGGCGTGCTGGACTATGCGATCGCGAAAGCGAGGGGCGTGGATTAACCGCTGCTTGGGATCAAACGTGGTGAAGACTTTATAGGTCAGCGGCTGCCAGCTTTCGTCCTTGAGTTCTTTCTGGATTTCCATCAAGTTAGCTTCCAGATTCTTTTCAAACTCGATCACGTAAAACTTTTTAGCCTTGTTCCGTTTGGCTTTGCGAAAAGCCTGGCGGAGATTTTCCAGGTCGTAAACTTGAGGGTATAAATTTTTGAATCTTTTCATAAGGGACTTCCGCCGAGCGTTCGATTTCCTACCAGCTCAGCTCATCTATTTTATATTCCGCTACCTTGCGAGGAGTAAGACTACTGTGCTTAATCGCCCTTGAAACCAAGCATTGTACGGAAGCTGACGTACACGCTCCGATACGAGGGCGCGTTAAACACGTCCAGATAGAACACGCCTGCATTCGAACCGTAATGCCAGATGCCACCGACACGAGCCGCCTGAGTGCCTCCTATAGCAGCCTTATCCCTTCGATTAAGCGATTTCTCGCGTCATCTACGTTATTTCGTTTTGCCCTTTGGGCCGGGCGTTCTGGCGTTGCAACGAAAGCGGCGATTAAGCCACTGCACGGAAGCCGACGGACCCGCCCCGAAACGAGGGCGCGCTATTCACGCCCAGATCGAACACGCCCGCATACGAACCGCTATACCAGGCGCCACTGACATGAGCAGCCAGAGCGCCTGTATTCTGATAGTAATAGTTTCTGTTAAAATCAGGATCAGAACTTCCAGTGGCTGATACCAACGCCAGGTCGGATATGCCGCAATCACCGGATATTGCCAGACCAACCTGATAGCCATCGGCTACCGGAAAGACGTGTCCCTGTCCGGGGAATCCGGCATCTATAGTCCTATCCGCTTGAGCTCCCACTTTGAACTTGCACCACTGCCAGACGTTGCCTTTCAGACCCCAGATGCCATCGGGCTTGCCGTTGTGATACCAGGAGTTATGTCCAGTGCCGGTGAGGACCTTCGCCCGACCTCCGGTATAAGACGCATCGGTATAATCAGGATCAGGTCTACCGAAGTTGATAAAAGCATCGGCATCGGCGTCATCTTTGCCGTAGTTACTGTTACCTTTCGGATAGGGCATCTTGTTGATGGTGTAGCGCATGGCACACAGGTACTTGACCGTGGCCCACTCATAAGGACCCCAGAGGGTGAATTTTTTAATGATGTAGTTGTCCAGATTGGTCACATTGATTCCGGTGGGCAATTTAGGTGTGAATGTGAGGGTATTGGTGTAAGGATTGGCGTTAATAATACGACGGTAGTATGTTACTCCGCCGTGGACGATTTCCAGGTTGTCACCCACCATCTTGGTCTTGATGCCAGCTGTGTCGATGAGCGTGGTTTCCGATCCGCCTGTAGCTGTTCCTGTGGCAATATCGTCCACTGTCAGGCCGTTAGCGGTCTTCTGGTTCATGGCCTCGCAGGCCAGTATGGATTCGTTCCAGTCAATATATGTCCAGCAGCATTTCAGTGGCAGGGACATCGCGGCATAAGTTGAACCCCAGTTGGCACCGTCATTGCCACCCTTACTGGTCATGGTAGCCAGGGGGTGGCTGGACGGATACTTGGCCAAGGCAAAGCCGCCCAGTTCCACATCGTTGCGGAATCCCTTAGCTACCATGGCAGCCGGAAAGCCGGCTGTCTTAAAGCGAGGGATGTAAACAAAGTCGCTTCTGACTTTGACGGCATTAGCAGCATTGCGGTCGGAGTGTTCGATCTGTATAGTCTGGGTCTGACTGTCTATCCAGTCCATCAGATCTTTGAGAGATAAAGCATTTAACGGCATCTAAGCACCTCCCAGGGCGAATTCATGAATTTCCACGCCGGTCAGGTCCAGGGATTGAACCACCTCTCGCATCACCGGCATTCCTTCAGAGTCGATTTCCCCTGTATCTTCGGAAGTAACGATGGCTGCCGGTACCATGAGTTCACAGATTGTGATCTGATGGGTGAGTTTCGACTCAAGGCTGATTGTGCCATCATCTTCCTGGAAAACTGTAACCTTTCGGCCTTGGTAGGGAGTCAGGTCAATGGTCGTTTCACCGATAATTAATTTTGGTCCGTTCATTTCAATGTTCATTAAAATGCCTCCACTGCCCATTCAAATGCCGATATACCAGATCCCGAGTTATTGACACGGAATGAGTTAACTGTTTTATCTGATATCCAAACCTCGCCAACATAACCCGGGTCAGCAGTTGGCTTTATGGTTACCCGGTAGTTAGTATCCGGCATAGCTGGGCTTAGAGTAATTGTGGTATAAGATCCCTGACTAGCAAAATTGCCGATCCCTTTGCGAATGTCATCCAACAATCTATGTGAAGTTGTTGTTACTATTAGTGGATTATATACAGGCATGGTTCATCCTCCTTACACGAATTCCTGGGCACACGCGACTTTGGTAAAGGTAGATTCGTGTATACCGTTGATCGCCTGCACCGAGAATAAGTCTGCTCGCTTACTGATTACTAGAGCTCCCCCGCGAGCATTCAACCGGATTCCTTTATGCGCCACAGCCGGCTGACCGATGGCTAACCACATATCGACATCGGAATCATTAACAATGATGGCATGCTTGCGATTGGCGTTAGC